GCCTTCCTTGTCGATGCGGATCACCTCTTCCGTCTTTTCCCGCAGGACGATGCTGCTAAGCGGATCGACAATGCGTGTCGGGTCTGGTTTTACACCTACAGTGAGCCGGAACGTGTAATCTTCTTGGGTCATGGTTTCTAGGGAACTGTGGCCAGGGGCAGGAGGTGCAAACTCGCTGCCCACCCACCATACCATGTGCTACAGTGCTGCGGCTGATTAGAAAGCAGCAAAGCGGCTGGGGTGAGATCCAGTTGCGAAAGCGGCGGGGGTGACATCCTGCCGCTTTTTAATGCGAAAGAGTGACCACCCAGGTTTGCGTCTACTCATTGAGTCCTAGGTGATTGCGGTAGACCCCAAGCAGATCTTTTAATTTCTGCACTTGTTCCGGCGTCCACTGCGGCAAGTCACTAAGATCTAGGACTTTTGATGACTGGCGTTTAGCCGACTCCAAAGCCTCAATCCGGCTCGCAAGAGCCAGAATATTGGCGCTGGTTTCGACAATGTGTTTCTGAGCTGCAGCCTCAAGTGTCTCAATTCTGGAGCGGAGTTCAAGAATGCAGTTCAGCATGTACCCCTCATATTTGTTGCCGTATTCTTCTACGAGAGCCCACACTTCGGGCTTGGCTTTGTGTTCAGTCATCGAGTTGCTCCAGTGCGCGGCGGATGGTGTCGCACACGAGATCGCCACCGTGATACATTCGGAATACGGCTGCAATTCCATCCAACTCCTCAAACGCCTGCTCCTTCAGGCTCGGTGGCTGGGGGCGGCGTGCGGCAAGAAGTGCAGGAACAACATCAGATTGGTGCTGCAGCAGCACTTTCTGGCCTAACCACTCACAGCACGCCTCCAGCTCCTGGTCGGCGCCCCACTGGGCGGCGCGAGGAATAACGAAGTCTGCGAAAGAAAGTTCTTCGTTGTCGCCGGATTCCCAAGCGGCAAACCACTGCTTCTCTAACTCTGGCGGTGGGGTGATGTCGAAACTCCTAATTTGGAGATTATTAGGAGATGATTTGGAGTTCAGCCCCTCATCCGTCGATATCTCCGGCACGTATTGGGTGAGGTAAGCAGTGGCTTTGACAATAAGCTCATCATGCTTAGGATTATCAATCCAGTTACACTCTTCTTTCAACGCATCAATCAAAAGCTTAATCAAATCGCGTGGTTTTGTGTCAGTCATGGGGATAGAAGTGGCAATGGTTACTGGGCTTCAAGTTCGTCGGCAATGGCGAGCAGCTCCCGCCCTGCCTCACGCTTCCCTCGCCACATCAACTCAGCAATGCTGCCGTGGGAATAATCATGACCGTCCGGTCCTATCTGATCAGCAGCAGCTCGTAGGGCGGCGGCGGCATAGCTGGCATAGAAGTTCGTTTGCCACTTTGGGTTTTGCGTTGCTTTGTAAGCGGCTTTCAGAATTGCCTGCGCGGCGGGTGAAAGTTCAGACATAGAAGTGGGTTCCACTACTAAAGCTCAAAAAAGACTTTGATTCTTCAATTCGGCAGCGCACGAGTGGTAGCCCAGACGGTCAACCCACGCTGCAATCTCACGGATCGCGGCGCGGGCTTCGTTTTGCCAGTTGAGCGGTCCATCGCTGTCGCCTGTAATTGCGTAGGCCACTCGCTCAACCAACGACCCATCGGGAACCATTTTGTTGACCTCCCCAATATGGTCAGGTCCGTTGGCGGCAGCCTCCAGTGTTTCCACGCGGGAACGAAGTTCAAGAATACAGTTCAACACATCCATGTCGTTTCTGCCGAATTTCTCGACAGCAGCCCAAACTTCGTCCTCGGCGCGTATCTCAAGCTGCGTCGCAGGAGTTCGAGGCTTCCATTCTCCGTTTCCATCAATACGGGCGTACTCTTTGCCGCCTGAACGGAAGACGAGATCGTTGTCGTAATCTTGTTGGGTCATGGTTTTTAGGGAACTGTGGCCAGGGGCAGGGTGTTAGCGCACCGCTGCTCCACCACCTTACCACGCATTAAAAAGGGCGGTGTGTACCGCCCCAGACGTTTTATTGAGTAGGACTACGAGGTTTAGAAGGGATAACCCATAGATGTGCAGCGTACATTGGTGTTGTACGTTCCAGAAGCCATTTGGAGCTGCAGATTGTCGCTAGACATTGTGTAAGTTCTCGCTGCAGGAGAGCCCTCAATAGTGCTGCTGCTTATTACAGCAACGGTTCCGCCTGACTTTGCGGCAACAACATCTAAGAAGCCAGCGCCCGCATCATTGTTTCCATAAACTATAATGTGAGCCGCAGCAGCAGAGGATAAACCTTGAATAGTACCAGTAAAAATTGTTTTTGCTGAAGTGGTTACGGATGAGGTGCGCTCCATCCCGACTTTTGACATCGAGCTTTGAGCGCCTGTAGATCCACCACCAATAGAAGAAGTTCCATTGACGCAAAGTGTACCGCCGTTACCGGCACTAGACGTGCCAACTAACAACCTCCGACTGCTATCTACGCGGAATGCTTCATTTGCACCTGCAGTTGAAAACGTCATTGCGTCTTCATCGTGCTTGTAGCGCACGATTCCTCTGTATTGCTGATCTCCTGTCGTTCCGTCAGAGAAGAAGATCTGAGCGTTATCGTTTGATGCGGAGTAAATAGTAATGCCTTGCGCACCGCTACCGCTGCCAACCACAAGTTGATTGGCTCCGGAGAAGAAACTACCAGGCGTCGTAACGCCAATCCCTACTCCAGTTCCCGAGCCAGGGTTTAGCAGCAAAGGTATGCTTGCTGCTGTGGAAATCTCAAAGTAAGCAGGGCGCGATTGGATTGATGCATAGTTTGTGCCAGCGTCGTTAGAGCTAAAGCGGATTGTGCCGATATTGTCGGAGGAACGTCCACGGAAAGTTGCTGTTTCGGCGGACGAATTGCTGACAACATCAAAAGGGCGCTGAGGGCTACTAGTCCCCAGACCTACCCTGTTATTCGTGGCATCAACATAAAGCGTATTGCTGTCGATGTTGACATTGCCACTCGCATCAATCAGCAGGCGCTGAGAGGAGTTAGTCGAGATGGCTACGTTGTTTGCCGAAGGTAGATAAACGCCGTTCGTGGGGACGCTGCTGCTGGTTGGAATGAACGATGCAGCCGTGCTCGTGCCAGTCGTGACGACGTTCTGGCTGCCGAAGTTGGGGCTGATCTTGGTGCCAGCAATGGCGGCGCTCGCGTTCACGTCACCATCAACGATGGTGCCATCAGCGATCATCGTGCTGGTAACAGTGCCCGTGTCTCCTGTAGTGACAACAGTGCCAGTCACATCAGGCAGCGTGATCGTCCGATCGGCGGTGGGGTCAGTGACTGCCAGCGTTGTTTCAAATCCATTGGCCGTGCTGCCCTCAAAAGTCAGGCTGCCAGTGGTGCCGATCTCAAGGTTGCCCGTGATCGTCAGATTGCCGCTGCCATCAGGGATCGGCAAATAGGCCAAACTGTTCCAATTGGTGGTGCCGTCGCCGATCTTGAACTTCTTGGCATCGGTTTCGTAGCCGATCTCACCTAAGAGCAGAATCGGATTGGCTGCAGTCCAGCCAGCAGCGGTGTCCTTCCGCTGCGCCATCTGGACGCGGATTGTTGTAGCAGTCATGATTCGGCACCACCTGCCTGAAGGATAAGAGTGGCTGCGACCGCAGGATCAGCATCGTCAGCTTCAAGAATGAATGGTGCAGTACCGGTCATGACGTATGAGGTGAATGCCTCCTCAGCGCCAAGGGCGGCCGGTTCGCCAGTCAGGGCGTAAAGCAGGAAGTTACCGATCAACGCCACCAGCTCGACGCTCACATCGGTGAACACACCGGACTGCACCTCCTCGGGCTTTGCGCCATAGCGATAGAGTCCATCAGCAGGCATCACGTCGCCACCATTCCAAAGTGACGGTGCCATGGTGAAGGTGCGGTGACTGCCAGCCGAATCGGTGTAGTGCTGGCGGATCAGCGCTACCTGCGTCTGCGTGAGGTTCGTATAGGTGAGCGTGATCCTGAAATTGCTCTGCCGCAGGCTGTGCCGAAACAACACCGGCGCACCGTTCTGCGTCTCCTCTGCCGAGACATTGAGCCCGCCCAGGTCATAGCTGACGGAATTGGGCTCCAGGTCGGGGAAGGCGGTCATACCAGGTACGGCGGCAGAAGCTGTAGCTCCACTGTGGCGCTGATCACATCGCAGGTCTCATCGATCTGTGGCGGCGACAGGTAGCGCCAGAGGTAGCCGGATGGGAACGTGACGTTGGTGGCGGTCAACAGGCTGCTCGGCAGATCGAATGGCTCGAAGGTGCCGTGTAGGGCATAGTGGCTGATGATGTTGAACTTCTCTGCTGCAGTGAGTGCCACGAAGCTCATGCGCAAGATGTGGGCCACGCTGGCATTGCTGTGGCGCACGCTGGACTGATAGCCATCAAGTACGGCGAACTCACTGCTGGCATTGGTACCAGGTGTGTAGGTGCGGCTTGCTGGTGATAGCGCAGGGAAGGTGGCCATGATTACAAATCCCACGTTTCATACACAACTGTTCCGCTTGAGTTAGTTCGCTCCCACTTGATAGGAGTGAAAGTAAAAGTTGTTAGCGCACCTTGGTCGGACCATTGGCCGCTGATTAAGTCTTGAACTCCATACGCAAAAGTCTCGCGCCCAACTGTGATTGTCGTGTTTGAAGCGTTAACAGCTGTCAAAGTGACCCTGTCTTGCGATGTAACATTTGTTGTGGTTGCACAGAACGATGTCCAATCGCCATTATCAACTGATACCGATGGGGTTTTGACTTGTTGGGAGAATGTATATGTCAGCGTATCATCGCTCACGGCAGGCAATGGATTGGTTCGAGTTGTTGTAGCCGCATTGCAAAGATATTGAGTGGTGGGACGCGTTACATATCTTCTGTAAGTCAGTCGATAGTAGCCAAGCGTAGCGCCTATTTGTCGAATGGCTGCCGTTTGACCCAGTACTTGCGGCGGTCCCCATCCGCTAGCTGTTGAGGGATCCTTGCACCGACCAGTTGCCACGATGTAATGATCAATCTCGTTAGTCGTGATTGATAAATCCCAAGACCCGCCGATGGGTTCATCTTGGCATGAAATATCACTTTCAACGCCAGTGTTTTTATTGATCTTGCTCCAACACACTTGCCCTGCACATGTAAAACCTGATTCCGGAATGGATAGAGTTTCGCCAGTGTAAGGATTGCCAGTAATCTCGCCAACACCAGTTTGGTCAAGTGTTGATTCAAGTGAATCCGCTGGATTGCACAGCCCGCCAAGTGGCGCGGGCCCACCACTGGGCTGGTTAGATAAGGGCGCGCAACTTCCGCCGATTGGTGGATAGCCGCCAGTTGCCCATTCATCGTCGGTCGGCACGTCCAGATCTGTAGTTGTATCTGCCATATCAGGAGTGTCATCAAAGGCCGGATAGTCAATCCCTCCAGAACCGACGGCAGTGCCAGGTGTTGCCGAGTTGTCATCGCAGCTGTAATCACTGCGACCGGATGCGATCACCACACCAGGCGCCGTTGCAGCCGCCACCTCAAGCGCCACCAAGCTGCGGCCTTGGGCATCAATGGGGAAATGCGTCAGATCAAAGATGCAGGAACCGCTCGCCGTCTTCTTAATACGCTCGATCTCATAAAGGAAGTCGTGATAATCCAACGCTGTCACCGCCGTCTCACGCCGCAGCCGCACACGCACGATGTCACCCTGAGTAAGCAAGCTGTTGTAGTTGCCTGGCCGCACCCTGATCCGCAGCGTATGCGTGATGAATTTGCGCCGCGCCAGTCGATACGCGCCGACCTTTATCGCGTGTGTTTCGCTGGTGCAGTATCCGCTCAGGTCATACTGCTCAAACGGGCCATCAGCAGCTTCACCGCTGTAGCTGATCTCAGTAGTACGCGGGAAGCCGATATCAGACTCTGGCTGCTGACGCCACATCATCTGCAGCGTGACTGGAATCCGATCCGCCAGCGGGATGTACTGGATCTCGAATCCATCCGGCAGCAAATGATCCTCGGTAAACGTGTATCCCCAGTCGATCGCAGTGATCTTGATGGTGTGATTGACGTTCACTGGCAGCCGTGGCCTGAATCCAAACTTGCCGTTCAGCTCCACCAAGCGCAGCAGATAGTCGTTGCTGATCTGCTCGAGCCATTCATCAAGGTTGAGGCTCTCTTGAAATACGCCATTGAAGTGCAGCCCGTTTGTCTCGGTGAAATTGGCCGCGGCCAGCATCTGCGTGGTGTCGATCAGCGTGCTCGGGATCCGGCCTGATTTGTCCATTAGATATAGGGCCAGGTCGATCACGTTGTTGCTGGGGCCCAGCGTGCTGTCAAGGATGCGCGTGATCTTGATGCCCTGTCGCACGAAAACGTGCAGCTGATGCTCCCATCGCTCGCTGCCATCTACAAACGTATTGACGCAGCTCATCGTCGTCATGTCCTCGTAGCGCCCGGACGTGCCGCAGTAATACGGGCAAGACCATGGATCCTTGTCAGCCACGGTGGTGACGAAGTTGCCCGGGGTCCAGGTGCCGGCCCTGCGGTCATAGGTCTGGTTCCAAGTGCCCTGACGGCATGGCCCAACAAAGCAATCGGCCAGATCGATCTGCGGTAGTTCACCCTCGCTGAGCACCACCATCGTGCTCACCGTCAGTGCGTTGGTGGTGCTGTTGTTCTCATAGCGGGCTTCTGTGGCGCCCGGGGCCACCATCACGCCACCATTGCCCGACACGCGCCGGCAGAAGACGATCGGCACTGGGTCACCGATCTTGTAGGCACGCTGCTGCGCTGTCAGATCATCAGCAGCCTGTGCGGCGGCCTCCACCAGCGGCGGATCAGCCAGCCCGCTCTGATAGGCCAGCAGTGACAGCGGATCGGAGATGTTCAGGCTCATATCCGCAGCGGTGATCCGATTTGATAGGTGGTGAACTTCCTAGGCGGCACCTGAGCGCCCACTGGTGACAAGCTACTTCCAAGCTCCACATCAAGCCTCGTGAAGGTGCCGGACACGTCGATCACCTCAGCGGTGTAGGACGCGATCAGCGTCTGCCCAACCTGCGGTGCGGTGTTGTCGAGCCGGCTATCGAACTCATAGATCTTGAGTTCGCAGAATCGGCCATAGCTGAGCGCGAGGTTGAAGGCTTCCACCACGCTGTTAGTGGCCGGCACCGTCAGGCTCACCGATTTGCCTCCACTGGCGCCTGATTCGGTGATGCCGCTGGCGCTGAATGGCATGTAGGACCAGCTGGCGCTGTCCAGCGTGATGGTTTGATTGACGTAGTAGGTCTGCCAGCGCAAGTAGGTGGTGCTGCCATCAAAGATGCGCAGGTACTGGCACTGAGCGCGGTTGCTCATCAGTAGGCTCCCTGATAGCGCCGGCCGCCATAGGAGCGGCTATTGCGGAAGATCTGGGCGCCATAGTCCTGCAGGGCCCGCTCCAGGTCGCCGATGGTGACGTAGCGCTGGCCGTCCTGCTGCAGCACCGGGCCGGTGGTGATCTGCACGGTTGTGTTGGCTGCGCCGCCACCAGCCGCAGCGCCTGCAGTGCCGCCATTGGCGAAGGCAGGGATCACAGCATTGCCACGAGCACCTGATAGGTAGTTGGCTGCTGCTGCGGCCATCTTGTCCTCGGGGATGATGTACTCACGGCCAGCTTCCCCGACCATGGCCAGGGTTGGTTGTGAGACGACACCACCAGCAGCGAAGGCCGGCACCGAGACGGTCGGGATGTTGGGCACATCTGGCAGGGTCGGGATGCGGTTGTAGTTAGAGATCAGCGTTCTGATGCTGCTGGTGGCTTGGTTTATGCCATTGGCAACGAACTGCAGCAGGCTGCGGAATAAGCCTTTGATGGAGTCCACAGCGCTCTTGAAGGGGCTAGTGAGGATGCCGGCCAGAGAATCAAAAGCTGATTTCAGTCCACGCACGACAAGATCGCCTCCGGTAATTACTGGCTTGATAAAGATGTCGTAGTACAACTTGGCGGCAGCAATCACCACCTCGCCGATCACCTTGAACGCCGCGGCGATCTGATCGCGGAAGGCGTAGATGGCAACGCCAGCGGCTACGGCCAATGCAATCCATCCCACCGGGCCGGTGAACACTGCAGCAAGTGCAGCAAGTAGGCCACC